CCACCCGACTGCACTGCCATTCTTTAAGAAGTCCAAGCGCAATTTTGACGAGAGCGAGGCTAACTGCAATACCTGCAAGCATCTTGTTCGCGTGAAGCATGAGCCAAGAAAAGATGGCATGTTACGGGGCGAGTGCCAAACTATGCCCAACTTGCTGTTTCACCCCGATGACTTTATGGGGATGAATTGCTACGAACAAAGACCGGAGAAGAACACATGACTCACGAAGAACTAGCAAAGAAAATCGTAGATGCAGCCATCAGACCAAAATGGGAAGGGCTGACGGATGAGGAGCTTTTTGAAATCTTGGATAAAGCAAACACTCGGTATCAGGCCGTGCAAATGACGGAAGACAAGCTCAAGGAGAAAAACGCATGACAATACAGCTTGCAGCCGACGATGGGGATTTTTACGGATTGCCCTATGACTCGGTAAGTGCGTCAAACGCGGGCGGCAAATGCGTGACTGATGGAGAGACATCACCTATTGGCATTGAGGTAAATCATGAGTATTGTTTGGTCATTCAGTAGCCTGAAAACATTTCAGCAGTGCCCTAAGAAGTACTACCACACTAAGATAGCTAAGGACATTGTCGAACCTGACACAACGGCAACGCTGTATGGCAAGACTGCTCACACTGTGGCGGAGGAATACATTAAAGATGGAGTCCCGATCCCCCCACAGTTTGCGTATATGCAAGCTACCCTAGACGTCTTAAAAGACATCCCCGGAGAGAAGTTATGCGAAGTAAAACTTGGGTTGACGAAGAGCTTAGAGTCGTGCGACTTCGATGCTCCGAATGTATGGTGGCATGGGGTAGCGGATTTGGTGATTATCAATCGGACGACAGGGACAGCACACTCCATAGACTACAAGACAAGCAAGAGTGCGAGATATGCGGACGTGAAGCAACTCGATCTTGTCGCTTGTGGATTATTCGCCAAGTTTCCGGAGGTCAAGAGGGTGAAGTCGGCCCTCTTGTTTGTAGTCAGCAAGGAATTCGTGAGGGCGATTCACCATTCGGAGATGATGCCAAAGTACATAGAACCCGCCGCCCGAGACGTAGCAAGAATTGAAGCGGCGTTAGATAATGGTGTCTGGAACCCAATCCAAGGCCCGCTATGCAAGTTTTGTGCAGTGAGAGATTGTGAATACAACAGGAGCTAAAAATGAGTTTAACGCCAGATAGATTTTTTCAAGGTGAGAGCGTATGCGCATGTTGCGACAAGCCTATGTTGGTAAATGACATCGGGATTGTTTACGATAGCTTTTTATTCTGCGCTAATTGCGCTACGGCTATGACTATGTCAATTGCGCAGGATATTTCTAAACTCGACCCAGACCTTGGTCTGTCTTACTATTTTAAATTTAAAACACAAGAGGCTAGCGCAATCAACTTACGCCGCCATGCAAACGCGCTTAAAGAGTTGGCATCAAAAATGGAAGATCATGCTGATTCAATGGTTTATTTTCACCACCCAGACGAGGACAAATAATGCCATACGTAAACAAACCCCGTCCGTATAAAAAAGAGTACACCCAACAAATCACACGAGGAGAAGCTGATGAACGACTGGAACGGCAACGAGCACGAGAGTCAATCGACAAGAAGAGCGCCGACACAAACAAAGATGGACGTGCTGATGTCCGCGAAGGCAAAGATGTTGCTCATATCAAAGCACTATCTAAAGGGGGCGCTAATAAAAACGGAGTCAAGCTTCAGTCGCCTTCAGCCAACCGATCGTTTAAGCGTGGCTCAAACCACAAAGTAGTGTCAGAAGTAAGCACCAAAGAGCGTAAGAAAAAATGAAAGACGAGCATATTTGGCTCTTGCTGTTTGGTAGGGGGTGGGTAGCGTTAGAAGCCATAGAAGAAAGACATGAATCTATCTTTACCAGCCTTGCCCAAGCTAGAAAATTAGAAACAAGCAAAAACTTTGAGTGCGTTAGATTGAAGGAAGAAGAATGAATTTATCAGAGTACACGTGGCCTCGACCTCCGGGGTTCACGCCGTTTGAGCATCAGAAGACTACATCAGAATTTCTCACCATAAACCGCAAGGCGTTCTGCTTCAACGAGCAAGGTACAGGTAAGACAGCGTCAGTTATTTGGGCTGTGGACTACTTGATGTCCATTGGTTTAATTAAGCGTGTGTTAGTGATCTGCCCTCTGTCGATCATGAAGTCGGCTTGGCAGAACGACTTGTTTAAGTTTGCGATCCACAGAACCGTATCAGTTGCTTACGGAGCCGCACGTAAGCGTAAAGAAATTGTGAACGCTGGTGCTGAGTTTGTCATCATCAATTTTGATGGCGTTGGCATCGTTAAAAAAGAAATCATTGCCGGTGGGTTTGACCTCATCGTAGTGGACGAGGCGTCAGCCTATAAGAATGCGCAGACCGAGCGCTGGAAAGACTTGCGCGATCTAGCAAAGAACATCAAGGGCTTGTGGATGCTGACTGGTACGCCTGCTGCACAGTCGCCTGTGGATGCTTACGGATTGGCAAAGCTTGTGAACCCCAAGGGTGTGTCGCCTTTCTTTGGTCAGTTTCGAGACACAGTGATGATGAAGCTCACTATGTACAAGTGGATACCGAAGCCGACCGCGCAGCTAATCGTTCACAAAGCTTTACAGCCAGCCATTCGGTTTGAGAAAGCCGACTGTCTTGATTTGCCGCCCGTTACGTTTGTTGAGCGAGATGCGCCACTGACCCCGCAGCAGTTAAAGTTCTACAACATACTTAAGAAGCAGATGCTGATTGAGGCTGCTGGCGAAGAAGTATCAGCCGTTAACGCTGCCGTACAGATTAACAAACTCCTGCAAATAGCTGGAGGTGCGGTGTATACGGATACAAAGGAAGTCATTGAGTTCGACGTGAGCAATAGGCTCAACGTGGTGCAAGAAGTCATCGAGGAGTCAAGCCACAAGGTGCTTGTGTTTGTTCCGTTTACGCACACCATACAACTGCTTGAGAAGCACCTACAAAAGAACAACATTACGTGTGAAGTAATTAACGGCTCGGTTCCTGTAAACAGACGCTCAGACATTGTCAAGCAGTTCCAAGAGCAGCCAGAGCCAAAGGTGCTAATCATCCAGCCGAAGGCGGCGTCCCACGGGTTAACTCTAACTGCCGCCAACACAATCATTTGGTATGCTCCATGCACAAGTGTTGAGACGTACTTGCAAGCCAACGCACGTATCGACAGGCCGGGGCAAGTCAACAACATGACTGTGGTGCACATCAAGGGTAGCCCCATCGAGGCCAAGATGTACGCACTGCTTCAGGGCAACATCAACAACCACCAAAAAGTAATCGACTTGTACCGCCAAGAAATTTCTTCGGAAACTCTTGACAATGTAAAAAGTTAGAGTAGAATTAGATTTGTGTGAGCCTTTGCCGCCGCACACCAACCATTAGGAGAATTAGATGGACGAAGAAGTCAAGGACAGAGTCACCTCCGTAGATTTGGACAAGCTGACCACAATCTACATCAAGATCAGAGACGCTCGAGCCGACAGCAAGCGCGTGTTCGAAGCTGAAGACAACGATCTCAAAGAGCAAATGGAAGTGCTAGAGGCACAGATGCTCGATGTATGCAAAGAAATGAAAGCGGATAGCATCCGCACCCCACACGGCACAATCATTCGCTCGGTAAAGTCACGGTACTGGACGAACGATTGGGATTCAATGTACGACTTCATTCAGGAGAATGGTGCATTTGGCCTGTTAGAGAAGAGACTTCACCAAACAAACATGAAGGACTTCCTCTCTGAGAATCCCGAAGTTCTACCACTTGGTCTCAATGTGGAGAATTCTTATTCCGTGGTAGTTAGACGTTCAAAGGAAAAATGAAATGAGTAATCTCATGGTCATCAACGAAGACTTGCCCGACTTCCTGCAAAACGCGGGGGTTAGCAATCTTACAAAACAACTTGCCGGTAAGACTGGCGTTAAGCGCATCGTGCCTAAAAACGGAATCTTCCGTAAGACGGTTGGCGGTGAAGAGATGGGGAAGGTCAAAGGCAACTTAGACGTCATCATTGTTAACGCATCCCCTGCTGTGGGCCGCATCTTCTACGTAAAACCGTGGAGTCCTGATGCCGAGCCGACTGCGCCCGATTGCTTCTCCAACGATGGTCGCACACCTGATGCCGGTGCAGAGAACCCACAAGCTGAGCGTTGCGACAATTGCCAACAGAACATCAAAGGTTCGGGCATGGGCAACTCAAAGTCTTGCCGCTATTCACGCCGTATTGCTATGGTGCTGAAAGAGGATTTCGGTACTTCACTTGAAGGCGAAGTCTATCAAATGAACTTGGCATCCAAGTCATTGTTCGGTGAGGGCGCGGGTGAAAACACGCACACCTTTGAAAACTACTCTAAGTATTTGTCCAACAACGGCAAAAGCTTGGACTACGTTGTTACGCAGATCAGCTTCAATGAAGAGAACGATAACCAGTCTGTGCTGTTCACGCCGACTGGCTACATCAACAAAGCGCAATTTGCTGTGACTAGCGAAGTAGCTAAGAAACCTGACGTGCTGAAGATGGTCGTTATGACACCATACCAAGCTGACATGGCGGGCAAGCAGGCTAAGCTAGAAGCACCAGTTACCAAAGCCGCTGCGCCTAAAGCTGAGTCTCCCATTGAAGAGCCAACTAAGCGTGAAAAGAAAGCTGAACCTAAACCCACAGTTAAGAAAGACCTTGACTCTGTGGTGAAGGCTTGGAGCGACGAGGAATAAATATGCCCTACGGTTACAGCCAAAGCTTGGTGTACGCAAATAAACAAGCAAGCATTAAGTCTTTGGGTGTGGCCTTGGGTCGTGTTTGTATTCGCGCAGACATTAGCGTTAGCGAGGTTGCAGGGTTCTTCGGGGTATCTCGGATGACTATCTACAATTGGTTCAAAGGGGACTCTGTCCCCTACCCTTGCTACGCTGACATCATCAGCGAATACATCACCCGCACCAAAGCTACCATCCAAACAAAGTAAAACATGTCATCTTTCGATCTGCTTGATGCGGTACTGCCACCGGAAGGGCGCTACTGTGTGATAGGGATTGGCAAGTATCCTGACCAACATTTTGTAGATACTAAGGAAGAGGTTGAAGAGTTAGCGACGGGGTTTGTTAAACGCAAGATTGACGTGTTCTTCGGATGCGCCAAGTTTGGTTCGTTAGACAACCGCACCCATGAAAATGCAAAATACTTCCGTGCTCTGTGGATGGACATTGACTGTGGCCCAACCAAAGGTGTACCCGACAAAAAAGGCATTATCAAGGGCTATCTCGATCAGCAAACTGGACTCGACGAGTTCAAGAAGTTCTGCATCTCTCCT